TAACATTATTATCTCCCTTATGTTCGTGACCCATCCATATACCAAATACACCAGTCATTACACCCATAACTACAGATACAAATGCAGATTGACTAGCGGTTGGTGCATCTAAATCCATAAACCATTCAGCACATCTCCAAGACATTATGGTACTGGCAAGCATCATAAATCTTGGTAATATCTTCCATTTTAAAAAAGTTTCCACACTCATTGTTTTAACACCTCATTTAAACCAAAGCCTTCTAACAACACTAAAGTAAAAAATAACAACAAAATACCTCCTGCTATTAGTTTTCCACTAAAATTAGTAGAACCAATCTTTATTGCAACAAACTCATTCCCTAAGATTCTAAGAGATAATTCAAAACTATTTTGACCAATGTCTAAATTTATTAATTTCTTTTTTTCTTCTGTCATTAGTACACCTTCACTTTCTCTGTATCTACAAAAGGCATTAGCTTACAAATACATTCATACACTTGTGGCTTATCGTCTTTCATATAAGATTGATTGCTTAATTTATCTTTATACTGCAAGCATATATTAACATTTTCAAAATATATACCACCAGTAGCTATCCCATTTAATGTGCAAGCAAGCATAAAGGCTGTCATTTGGCTATACTCCTCAAACTTTCCATAACTTTGTCTATTGAAGGTTCATCTCCGTTAGGATTAAAAACACATTTATATTGTTTTGGACAGCCTATCCTAATATCTGTAAATTCTAATTCATAGGTTTTGTTTGCACCTTGATAAATGCAAGCCATTTTATCTTTAAATACTTTTTGTTTCTTCAGTCTGCATGTAGTCATTTTAGGTAAAGAAATAGTACCATTTCTTATTTTTTGATCTCTTGTGTAATCTTTCGCAAATACTTTTACACCTACAACCAACATTGCTGTCACTAAACCAATTATGATAAACCCATATCCAACCCATTTAACAACCTCTAATATTTCTTCTCTTTCTTTTCTTGCTTTTGCTTTTGCTTGTTTATGAGCTTCTTTAGCTTGGTTTATTCTTTCAGCTCTTTCAGCTATTATTGAATCCCATGCAGTAGGTCCAAACCTAAGATTAATTAATTGTTTTAATTCGTTTCTTCGTTCTTCTAAAAGTCTACGATTAATAAAGTCTTCTGCACTTGATTCTACAGAGCCAAATTGTTCTTTTAATGAAAGCCCTCTTCCTTGACCCTTGTTCATCTGTTCTTCGCCAAGAAAAAACCCATCAATTTGTTTAGCTATGTCTTTTATATCGTTAACTGTACCGATATTACTTTTTATAAAGTCTACGCTTTTCTGTACTAATGCAATACCAGTAAGAATTTCTGCAACAACCATTTAAAAAACGCCTTCAAATCTTTGCGGTCTAGCTATCTTTGAGAACTTTGTTATTATTTTTGGTTTGTTTTTTGGCTTTGCTTGTTTTCTTTGGTTTATTTTCTTTTGTACTTTGTTCCGTTTTTGGCTCGACATCTGCTATAACCTCTAATACTTCCAAAGGATTTTGTTTTATTACTGCTTTTAGAACAACTTCTGGTGAAGTTACTACACCTTGTTCAGCAAGTCTTGTTTGTCTTTTCTTTTCTTTTTCTTGTGCAATCATTCCTGCACGAACTGAACTAACCACTTCTTCCTCCTTTCATAGCATTCATAGCTGCTATATCTCGTTGAGTTTGTATTCTATCTTGAGCAATTTCTTCTTGTTGCTGAAGACGTTTGTTGTCAATTAACGTATCATTTGACTCTTTTTGCATATCCATCTCTGCTTTTTTCTGAAATTGTTCGGCTTTTTGTTGTATTTCAGAACCACGAAGAGCCAGTTCTTGTTTTCTTAAACTAACAAGAGGATCTTCTTGAGGTGGAGGTGTCAGTGCTTGTGCATATTGTTCTTGCACTTCGGCTGCAATTTCGGCTGCCCTTGATGCAATTTGATCTGTTATTTGCTTCTGCATATTAGGATCTTGTTGCATCATCATCTGTTGTTCTGGTGGTATTGATGCCATAACTTCCTGTTGTGCAGTTATTTCAGACATCATAGCTATATGCTCAGATATGTGACCTTGTAATGTCATAAGTATTGAAGCATTTGATTGTGCTACAGGAGTAGAAATCATAGCTAAATGAGCTGATATATGTGCTTGATGGTTTTGTTCTGGGAATGCAGTTAACACACCCAACCTCAATGCCTCTTGATTTTCTTTTGCTGGGTTCATGGGCATTGGTTGTGGGGGAGGTTGCAATACTTGGTCTATATTTGTAACTCCTAACGCCTCGTACATTTTGCGATAGGCTTGATACATACCATTCTGCCCATGAATTTCTGGATTGCTTTGTGCTAATTGTAATTGTGTTTGAGCTAAAGCAATACGTTGTGACATTGAAAATATATTAGGATCAGAAACAGGTAATATATCTATTCTGTCATCAAAATCATTTTGTTTTATTTCTGGTGGCGCTCCTGGTACTTGATATGGATACATTGGAACACCCATAGAAAATACACGAGCTAACAATTTAAATTCTATCTTTTGTGAGTAATGAAGACGTTTATGAATAGCTGACATAACCTTCGTGCCACGCTCCATAATAGCCATAGTTGTGCCAACAGGAGCGTTGCCTTGCATCTCGCCAACTTTCATGTCAGCCATAGATGCAAAACGTCTGCCAGAATCTATTAATGTTCCCATAAGAGAATATAATGTTTGTGATGGCTCTTTAAATGGCAATGGCATGATGGCTGATCTTAAATCACCACCAACCATATCTACATCTCTAAACTCACCAGGATTAAGAGGTGTCTCATCATCCCTTATTCTAGCTCCTCTGGCTTTAAAACCTGCTGGTAGGTTAGATAGTGTACCAGCATCTATTAGTTGCCTTAGAATGGACGTAGAAGCTCTGGAAAGACCACCTATAGTATGTGTGAGACCAAAACCATAAAACCCAAGACCAGGTAGAAACTTATAATGCACAAAATAAGGCACTTTCCTACGGAGCGGATCACTTTCATTGAAATTCCGTTTGATTGATAAGACATCCCCAGTGTCCTCCATGATTGTGACGATATAGGGCATCTTCAGTCCTGTCGGCTCACCATCAGCTCCAATATCTTCAAATCCTTCGATATCTAAATCTGTGTGAACTTCATAAACCATCATCTCTTCATTCTGCGAAGAGCTACTTGTAATACCTTCTATCTCGTTAATTGTATCCTTCACTTCGTTCATAGTGTCTGAATCAGCGCCAGAACTAGGAAGGTCTATATCTCTGTAAAATCCTGATAATTGTAATTTTTTAATTTCGTTTTTATCCATACGAATGCAGTGAGTTATTCTTGTCGCAGTTGCTAGGTCTGTTGCACTGTAAGGAACGATTAAGTCCTCAGAATGCACAAACTTACTGACGGCTCTTTGCATTGTTGGATCAAAGTAAACTTTTTTAAATGCTGAACCTACAATTGGAAGATAAAATAACATTTGATCTAATTCAGGATCATATTCTTCCATCTCATAAGTTATTTGGTAATTCATATAATTTTTAACACGCTCTGCTTGAGCTGTTACTTCTGGAGTTTCTGCTCCAATGATTGAAGTCTTAACTGGTCCTCCAGCGGGTAGCATTTCACGATATGCCTGTGCCTGAAACTGTGTAACGGATTCAGCTAGTAGTGGATGTACTATTCCAGATGCTCCCTCGAAAGGCTCGGATCTATCTTCGTAACTCATACCAAGAAGTTCTAGTCCGCCTTTATATTGTTCTTCCCAATCGCTTCTTGAATTAGTGTCATCTTCTATGTTGCGTATAATTTCATTAGATATTTCTGACAAAACATCTTCATCAATATGTTCGGCTAGGTTTGCATCAAACGGAATAGCTATGGGAGCTTCTGTTTCCATCTCCATATCACCAACAATAGCTGATCCATCATCTAATTCTGTAACACCTTCTACCAAAGCCTCTGGTGGTAGTTTGACTAAATTAGCTTCTAATTCTGGAGCTACCGCATCTGCGATACCATTTATATTTTCGATTGCCATTTCAAATCCTATCTAATAGAAAATCCGCCACCTTTGATTGCTGCACCCATACCACGACAGCCCATTTTGCCACCTTTTGCGACACCACCATATTTCATCTTTTGAACTTTACCACCATATTCCATCATTTTAAAATCTGCGCCAGATATTGTACCATCTTTGTTTTTATCTAATTTTTTTTGTTTACCTGTAAGTTTTTTATTTTTTTGATTTGTTTTAGCAACATTTTTACTAAAATTTTCATTCAAAATTTCTGTTTTATCTGCTTTTAAATTTTTAGGTCTTGGTTTAGGCATTGGAACATCTCCACCTTCTTTCATGCCTTTTGCTTGAACTTTTTTTATCGCTTCCATTAAACCGCCCTTTCTCATTTTTCTTATTGCTCCACCGTATTTTTTACCAAACATTTTGGCAAAATCAGATTCAAATTTATCAGCTATTTTTTTGGTTTGTGACGGGGATAACGATTCACCTTTACCAAAAACATTACCCTGCTCTTCTATTGCTCTTATAGCTGCTTCTAATTCAGCTTGACTTAATTTTTCGCCACCACTTTGCATTTTTTGTACTACTTTACCACCGAATCTAGCTTTCATAATATCATTCCTTTGTATTCCAAATGCACCAGGCTTCTGAATTGAGTTACTTTTAGCGCTTAGTTTAACAGGTTTAGTTCTTATCTTACGAGGCTTTTTAGATCTCTTCATCAATTGAGCTAAATCTTTTTCAGATTGAGAATCTAAAGCCATAGCCATATTGACTCCAGCTAAAGAATCTCTTTTCTTTTTATTAGACATTATCTAATCCCTTTAAACATTCCGCCTCTGCCTTTGGCAACACCGCCCATGTTCATCTTCTTAACTTTACCACCGTCCATCATACCAACGGGCATGGACTTGGTTGTGTTTATTACACCACCCATAGCTTTATTAACAGGTTTTACACCTTTCAACATTGCATTGATTTTTTTAACATCATCATTTGATACAGTGTTGCCTGTTTTTTGTGCCAAAACTCTTTTCATTTTTGCAATGTCTGCGTCTGAAATTGTCTTTCCACTTTCATTTGCCATCAGTAATACTCCATTTTTCTTCTATATCCTGGTTCAAATTCTTCATCGTCAGGTGTGGATATAAAACCACCTTGTCTGAATCTTAGTATAGCCTGTGTCATCGAATCTGCCAAGTCATCATGGTCTCCATGTGGAAAACTCGCACATTCTTCAACAACTTCCTCCGCAAAATTAGCATCTGGTCTCCACACCATACCACTTTCAAATACTGGTGCGCAAGCGTTCATCCTTGCAAACTTATCAGCACCTTTGCTCGGTGTAAAGGGTGTAACAGGAATGCCCATACGTCTTAACTCTTGTGTTAAAGGCGTACCACTAGCTTTTTGCTCTATCAATATCATATCAGGGTCGTAAGACTCATTTAGTTCATAAGCCTTTTGCTTCAGTTCTGGGAAATCCCATCTGCCCTTTTCAGCATCAAGTAAAATAATCGCATCACCCTCACCCTCTACTGGTGTAAATATCCCCCAAGTAGTAATAGCACTAAAGTCAGCACGATCATTTTTACTGAAAGCGGTATCGTATGATTGTATGATATACGAACATGGAGGTGGTTCAGAATTATCCCAAACATTCCACCATTCCCTTTTTATTATAGCTCCTTCTTCTGCCGTTGGGTTTTGCATATACTGTGCATTCCACTTGGCTACTGGAATTGACGCTTTTACTCCGTCTAATTCCTCTCTGCTCCAATATTCGGGCCAAAGTACATTGTTTGTATCTGGAAATATTGCAGGAAACTCCACGACTTCCCATTTGTCTGCTCCTCCTTCAGCTTGCTTAGAGATAACTCTAGCTGTTAGGTCTTTAATACCCCATCTGGTCATAACAATAATGATTGACCCACCTGGTTGCAATCTCTGTCTAGGACCTGATGTATACCATTCGTAGATACTGTCCAAAGACGTTGGACTTAACGCATCTTGCTCTGATACTGGATCATCAATGATACATAAATCTGCACCACGACCAGCTAACGCACCACCCACACCAACAGCGTAATATTCTCCGCCACCATTTGTTGACCATCTACCAGATGCCTTCGCATCACTTGCTAATTTTATATCAGGAAATATATCCCTGAAGTCATCGCTATCAATAAGGTTTTTGACCTTACGACCAAAACCTACCGCAAGTTCTGCCGTGTGCGTTGCTTGTATTATCTTTAGATCAGGTCGTCTGCCCATAAGCCACGCTGGAAACAAGTAACTCGCAAACTCTGATTTCGTATGTCTTGGTGGCATGTTTACAATTAAACGCTTGATTTTACCATCAGCTACCTTTTGCAACTTGTCTGCATATATTTTGTGATGCTTGCCCTCAATGAAGCTGGGCCAAATCTTCTTTACAAACTTTAAATAATTATCTTGACTTGTTTTTTGTTCTTCTAAAACTTTAAGACGATCAAGAAGAGGCGTAATCTTAGAAATTTCATCATCACTAAGATACTCTGCAAATTGTGATGCTGTTAACGCCTGTTCCATTATGCTGTCGCTAAGAGATTATCCAATGCTTGCATAACTCGACCACCTTCTGCATATCCAGCAACCCCACCTTTTTTCATAGATTTAGGAGCAGCAACACCTGTTAACATCTCAATTAATTTATTTATATCGCCTGTATTAAAAGTAGATGGTACAAAATCTGAGACATTACTTGTAAATGGTGAATCAACAACAACAGATTTAGGAGTTGGAGGTGTTATAGGATCTCCTCCGCCTATTACGTTTGGTGGCTTATCCTCTTCTTCTTTTTCTTCTTCTTTTGCTTTTGGCTTTAAGATAAATGGATTTTCATTATTGTCATCACTACCCATAGGAGCATTCGGATCCATGCCTTCCATTAAATTACCAAATTTATCCTTAGAACCTACGATAACATCTCCATCATAAACTGGAGTATAACCCTTTTGAGCTATCGAATCTAAAACCCTGCCTCGTGAATAAGCAGAAAACTTATTCGCAAGAGATGTTAGTGTTGGAATAGCACCTATACCCGCATTTTTAAAAGGCTCTCTAAATTCCTTTGGTGCTTCTATACCTGGCGCAACTATCGGGGGTGGCTCAAATGGCTTTATACCTCTACCCATAGCTGTTGAGGTTAAATTTTGTAAATTAGGAGCAGTGCCAACGCCCATAGCCTGTTCAGCAGCTAACCTATCTGCCTCATTTCTATCAACAAGATTGAGTGCAGTGTCAAAATCATCGCCTACAAAGTTTCTTGTATCTGTCGTATCAATATCAAATACCGTATCAGTAGGTCCAACTCGATCAGTAGGTCCAACTCGACCTGCCATAGTTTCTAATGCAGTGTCCACAGGCTGTTGTCCTGTGCCTATATTGTCTGGTTGAAAAACATCTCGTCTGTCTATCATAGTTCCTAATGCAGTGTCAGGAATCGTAGATATATCTCTATCCAATCCTTTTTGGTTCTGTACTCTATCAGCTAAAGTTTGATTATTTACATTCGCTAATTGATTCTGAATTTCATTGGCTCTTTGTGTGTTTGCTATAGATCTTTCTAAAGCATTTAATTCTGCATCTGTAGAACCAATTACACCAGTATCAGTTTTTGCGCCTCTGTTTCCTCCGAATGCTGTATTTAAATCAAGACCGTCTAAAACATTATTGCTAAATGTAGAGTTCAATGAGCCAGGTCTAAAAGATGCTTGGACAATATCTGCTGGATTTACATTTTTAGCAGAAGCTGTCAATGTGTCTTTATTGTCAAATATGCTAGCTAATTGTGTGCCAGCATCAGCAGGTCTTTCATCTTGAAGAACATCTAAGTTAGCCATAATAGAACTGTCATATTCTTTCTGACCAGCATCTGTTAAACTACCATCTTTGTTTATAAATCCCAAAGCATCAGATGCTGTGCCACCAAAAACCTCATTTTCAGCTCTTGCAATCGCCTCTTTTAAAATCTCTGGTCTTGATGTTGGAAAAGCACCTGGCTGATTATCGCCGTCACTGCCAATATTTGTTGCATCAGTAAAATCTTGATCCGTGTAACTGTCTGTGTAATCCATATCACTATCTGGATCAGAAAAATCCGTGTTATCTACTTCACTATAACCGCTGAACCCACCAAAGTCACTGTCATCAACCTCACCACCATCGAAGTAAGTTCTTGGTAAACTGCCAATATTTCCAAACATTTCAGGTCCACCTCGCAAACCCATTGGCTCTCTTAATATGCCGTCTTTGTCTCTCATAGGCTGTCCAAGCCCTTGCATCTGAAACGGAGCAGCAGGTCTTTGCATCATAGGATTGAAAGGTTGTAAAAGTGGCTCTGCGAATTCCATCTTTGGTCTTGATAAATCTTGAGGTGGCTCGAATATCGTAGGCTCTAAAAATGTCTTTAATCCACCACTGTCACCACCTAAATTAAAACGCTGACTAGCCATCTGTTGAACTTCTTGAATAAATGGCTCAACCTGCGTGTTATCTATCTGCTGAGATAAATAATCACCATAACTATCCAAAGGATTACCCGCTACACCACCTAACTGCATGTTTACAGGCTGATTAAATATGTCAATATTCGCCATCGGATTAGGCGCTGGCATCATAGGGGATGACCCCATTGGAGGAATAGGGGTCATAGACGTTGTATTTGGCATGGATTTTAAAAAATTGTTAAAATTACCCCTGCTTTGGGCTGTTGTCTCAAAACTTACCTGTGGCGGTTGTGGTGGTACAGGTGGCGTACCCATATTTCCGCCCAGAGGTCCATTCGCCATGAAAATCTCCACAAAAAAACTAATTTATGTGGAGATGATATACGATTAATTTATTTTTGACAATAGAAAGCCCATTTCTTTGTGGCTTTGTGCTAAAATTTTAGAAACTATCTGAGAATTTGCAGAAATATCGTCTTTCATCTTCCTCATAAGAGCCTCAATCCTGTCAACATCCCATTTCGTCAACGGCTCTTCGTGTTTTTTTATGTCATCGTGCAATTCATCCATCTTATCCATGTTTTTACACAAATATTTCGCTGATAAAACTACAGATATTGGAACTGGCTTCGTTCCATGCTCATAATGATTCCACATTCTGTGACTTAATCCTAATTTCTTCGCCATAGCAACCTGACTTACGCCCATCTGGTTGCGATAATTCAACATTTCTTTGTTTTTTACCTTCGCATAGCTCTCTTCGTTACGTTTCATTGGCTCGTCTCCTTTAATATTTCATATTTTAATAAATCTTCCGTAAAATCAGCAACACTTCCAAACCTTACAGGCTTGTAAACCTTGTCACAGACGTTGGAAGCACATGTCGATAGTAAATCATCTACGTTATCTTTGTCATATCTCATTATCTTACGGAAAACGTCAATGACATCCTTCGGATCGTCAGACTCAAAATCTCTGAAACCTGCGTATTCTAGTACATATCTAGGCATAATGCCCTCCTAACATACAAGATGTAGCAATGAATGCTAAAAAGTGCAAGATTTTTTTTATAAAATTTTTTTTGGAGGTCGTATTTGAAATTGATGGGGGTTGTTTGAGGGGAACACGGTTTAGAAGATTTTGCCGTAAATTTATATAAATTTGGTGGTATGGTGCGGTATACCCCCCCGTTTTATTCAGTAAAAACAATGACTTAGAACAATTGTATGATATTAGATATTAACTAGCAATTGTTCGATGTCATAATAAATTTTAAACAAAAAAATAGACCGTATCAAATGAATGATACGGTCTAGATTTAAGCCTTAATTTCTAAAAGGCTTTAAGTTTGATTTATATTGATTATCCAATCCAAGTATTAAATCGGTACCGCCATTGTTGGCGAATACAGCACCATCAGAGCCATTGTTTACTTGTAATGGTATCTCATAACCATTTAAATCATAACGTCCTTGAGAAGAGCTGTATGAATGATTATAGTGCTGTTGATTATGAGTAACTAAAATATCCCTACCAAATTGATTTATTAAGGCAGGTCTTATTTGCTCACTTATCATAGACCGCACACGTTGAGCAGTTTGAATACCACTAGCATTCATAATCTCTTGGACTGTAGCGCCGCCAACACGTCTCATTAATGAGTAAGCAATTGATTGTCTTGTACGACTAGAACGACCAATATAAGACGGTGTATCAATAACAGCTTGTACTTGGCTATGTCTATTAACAATTGAATGTTTTTGCATGTTAGATAAGAACATCATCCAAGACCATATTTTATCAATCTCTAAAGTACCGCCATGCGATCTAAATTCTACGGTTTCGTAATCGTCCCAATGATTAAGATTAATGGCTGAGAATTTACCGCCAACTGAGATAACACGTTTTAATTTGTGCCAAGTACACTCAGTATTTTTTATAGTACTTGGCGCTAATGGTTTTTTGCAGAAATAGCCGTTTTTTTGTCTTGCTCTTCTCATAGCCTCAACTGCGTAACCATCATCATCAATTCTTGACGGCGCTAAGAATGTATTAAATTGATCAATATTTTTGCTTACTCTATATCCCATATCTTTAACAATCTCTAAAGGTATAGCATCACCAAAATAATCAGTACCATTGCGACTAGGTAAAGCTCGTCCATGTATAGCAGTATATTCAACTGATTTATCATGGAAATCATTTGGATCAATCGTTATTGGTCGTCTAGATAAATGAACATGAATGGATGCAGTCCAATTGACGGTTGCGCCATGATCGTTCAATTGTTCGAGAACCGCCTTTAAATAATTATATGATTTTTGGGAATTACTTAAAATTGGTAATCTTGCCTCGCCGTCAACTCTTGAGCCATCATATACATACTCTAGACCTTTTATTTTATTTGAGCCTAGTGAATTGTTATAACGGTTCATTTCAGTATAAGACCTTGTATTAAATTCAGGCTCTACACCAAATACAAAATTTTGGTTATCGAATATGTTTTTATTTGTGTTTATTGTATCAAACATTTTGTTTTCCTTTGTTAAGTTATTGTTTGGTTTTTAGACATAATTTGTGCCTAAGTTTTATTTAGGTATATAAGGTAATGATTACAAGTATACCACCAAAATTAATTTGCTAAGTCCTTGTTTTTATTGAGAAACTTTTTTTGCTTTACCTCTTGACAATATTGTTTAACAAGTTAATTAAATTTTCATTAGGAGGATATAGGGGGGAGGATCTAGAAAATGATTTGGGCGGAGGGCGAAATCCCCGATCCCCGATCAGTGTCCTGCCCGATCCGAACAATTGTCCGATTGTCTTCCAGAAAAAACCCAGATCCTGCTGGGCTTTTTCACGGGCTGGTTATCGAACAATTTACCTCCATGACCTGCCTCCACGCCTTGTTTGAATAACCCTACCTGCTTCCTTCTCGTAATCGAAGGCTTCAACAACTGCGTCAAGAAGTTGTTCGGTATCTAGCTGGAAGTCTTCATACCCCTGCTTGATTGCGTCAAAGTATCTTTTGTTCGGAACAGCCTGACCTGCGTAGTTCATTATATAAACCATGCCCTGAGTCATGCCCATGTACGACAGATCAACATATTCCTTCCTGTAAAGATTTGGGTAACCCTCAAAGATGTCTAAGTTTCTCTCATCTTGTTCAGATATTTTCCACAACCCCACAGGAACGCTATGTTTCTCTGACGGAACGATACTCGCCACGTTGTTAAATATTAGTTTGTACCCCAATAAGTTTGTACTACCTACTGGAACTGCATCAGGCGATCTTGTCGCCATGTTCTTCTTGTTAAGGTTTGCACCATAAGCTATGTATATTGCCATTTGTATCTCCTTTGGCTGATTAATAACCTTAATATATAGTAATGATTGCTACCTGTCAACAACTAAATAAACTTTTTTTATCACAGCAGATTCCAGCTACAGCAAGACAGGAACAAACAATTGTTCGTTTACAGGTTTGACAGCAGGATATTGACAGCAGGGGGGAGGGGAGGACAATTGTTCGAGCAGGACGCAAAAAAAACGGAAGCCGAAGCTCCCGTTTCCCGATCCGATCCCGAACAATTTAATCTAGTTCTTCTGCTTTCCACCAAGCACGCTGAAATTTCTTCAGCCAGTTTAGTTCATAAAGAATCTTTTCGCTGGGGTTCTCAAGACCTGTTCTTACAAATATTTCTTCATCAGCAGAGCCAAGGGCTAAGTTGTTCTTAGCTCCCCAGTTAAAATATACTTCTACCAGTTTATCTATCTTGTTCATTTTATACCTCCCCAAAGCTAACAGCTTCTCTTTTTAATGTGTTCGGTATTTTAACAAATTTTACTGGAACGAATGGATATTCTTTTGTTTCTTCCAGTAATCCTTCTTTGACCAGTTCTCTAACTGCTTCGTATTTGTACTGATCACCATACCCATACTGGAAAGGTAGCTTTGATATGCTACCATCTTCTGTGCTTTCAATCTGTGCAGAGAAGTAACTGTTTCCGTTAACTTTGTCTCTCCACTCTTTGGCTACTACTATATATTTATACAACATTTGTTTCTCCTTTGGTTTTGTTTAATTAATACTAATATAATGTAATGATTGCAACATGTCAACCCTTAAATAAAACTTTTTTTTATTTTTTTATTACCTGCTCCAGCCTGTGCAGGTCGAACAATTGTTCACCTGTGCGTAACCTGCGGGGGAGTTCTACAGGTCGAACAATTGTTCACCCTGCTGGGAAAAAAATCGGGGAAGCAAATCCCCGATCTCTCCGAACAATTATGATTTCTTATGAATCTCGATACTCTTGCTTATCCCAAGAATCTTCCGCTTCTTCACGAGTCATCTTGCCATGCTCCATTGCATCTGCGATCCAATCCGATTTAAACTTACTCCAATGCGAAGGAAAATTTTTCATGATGTTGCTAAATTGTTCGTTGATTTACCTGTGTCGTGCAATCTGTGTTGCCATTCAATAACTTCATCATTAACTAGCGTTACGGCTCTTTCATCATAACCACCAACATTCCACATCATTATTTGACTAACTCTCTTACCCTCTGCTCCTAAGTAATTAAGTCCGTTCTTATAATTATATATGGTTGCTACTGTGCCGTCCTCAAACTTAATAGCCCACTGAGCATCTACTTTGTTATCAGACTCTTCAGACCATTCAAATCTTGTTGGCTCTCCGAAAACTTCTACCAGCTCCTGATAAGTTGCTCCAACATTACCCTGAAGATGTGTTCCATAAGTTGTATTTGTTTTATTAAATTTCATTGGCTTAGTTCCTTTTGTTTGTTTAACTTGATATATATATAGCAATGATTGCCACATGTGTCAACAGGTAAATTAATTTTTTTTTATTTTTATTTACTTGACAGCGTTAGCAACAGTTACTATATATAATACATCAAGCATTTAAATATCCTTTGTTTAATTGTAAAAAGTAAAAAGAGCAGGTTTTGGTTTTCCTGCTCTTTTTTTTTACCTGCTCCGAACAATTGTTCATTTCCAGCGGTCACGGCGCTGTCGCCAGTTTACCTGTCCAGCGTGGAACAATTGTTCACGCAGGAAGCTGGACAGCAGGGGGTGGATCTCCCGATCCTGAAGCTCCCCGAACAATTGTACGGTATCCAGCTCCCGATAAGCCCGATCCCGATCCGATTCACAGGGGATTTACCTGCCTGAAACCGAACAATTCCCCGATTACACCCCGATCCAGCCCGATATAGCTCCCGATCCGAACAACTCTTCGGTCTCCGTGTCTACACCCTGTCTAAGTAAATATGCTAGTTTTTGGGTTTTACGCTACTTTGCTCTATCAAGTTTGGGTCTTTATGGGTGGTTATGGCTGTTTTCATGCGTTTCTGTGCTATCTCTTGGAATTCCTGTAGTTTTGCCAGTATTTCGTCTCTTGTCATGCTGTCTGTGCGTTCATGTAGTACATGAGCTTTGTTTACAAGCAACCCAGTAGCCTTTAAACGCAATTCTTCAGCCCGAATAGCCTCACCAAATTTACCGCTCTCCCACGCTTCGTTACGGATTTTAAGAAGATCACGCACCGACTTATCAATAGTAACCCCGAAACGACTACGAGCTTCCTCACGCATTTCCTGATAGCGTTCCTGAACGACTGGGTTACGCAACAGCCTTACAGCATCAACGCCAGGATTTGCGTATCCTGCTCGCCTAGCCGATTCTGTCTGCGTCATATCCTTGTGCATAAAGTTATTTAAAAAATCTTGTTGTTTGTCAGTCAATCTTTTCCATCCAGCTAATCGCTGTTCCTTCGTTAAATTCTCAGCTACTTTTGGCATTACTTTTTCTCCTGTCTAATTTCATCCAAATCTTCTTTCGTTAATGCGTCACGAAAAGTTAAACCAAAATCATATCCTTGTTTGTAGTAAGCAGATGATTTTTTTTTAATATCAAGTTCACGATGTGCAACAGAGTCTATAACACCATCGCAAAAAAATGATAAATAGCCTCTTCTTTTTTTCTCTAACGGGTTTTCCATTTTGTCTCCATTCTACGTTAGTTTAATAGGGTAAGAGGGGTGGTTTACTTACCACCCTCTTATACCCCCTTTAGGGGGGAAGTTCGGTAAGTTGGTAAGTAGCTTTAAAATCAATGACTTAGAGCTAAATTCTAACTTACCGTGATAAGAAGTAACCTCCGTAAGTTGCTTCAAAAAACCGAACAATTTCAATGACTTACTACTTACCGTCATTTTTACTTACCGAGTAAGTTGGTAAGCGGTAAGTAAATCACTCATAAAGCACCACAATTTTGGGGTCATCAGTAGGCTTATAGAACGTACCGTTAAGGGTACAAACATATCCCAGATGTTCCATCATTTCGGTGTAGTTTCTGTAACATTCGCCACATGAATGTAAATCATATTTACAGCTTAAAACATGACTTACTGGCGCTTGCCATTTCTGTGCTATTCCTTTCTCAACAGCACAACCAATGCAAATTGTTCGGTTATTCATCACCATTTCCATACCAGCGACAATTTTTTCTTTACATTGCGAACAATTCTTCTGTTTCTTTTTAGCCATTAGCTCACCTCCACATTTGCGAAAAGCGGTGAATCGCCTTCCAGTCTATTCTTAGCTATTTCAATATACGACTCATTTAGCTCAATAACGGTAGCATCTCTATTATGCCTGTCAGCAACCAGTGCAGTAGTTCCCGATCCGCCAAAAGGGTCTAAGACCCGATCTTGTTCGGTTTTACTGGTATCGCAATCACATTGCTTAACAAATCCTTTATCTTCCTTTGTCAGCGACAACATATTCTTGCTATTCATACGAGTAGGTTTATCCCGTTTAGGTATAACGCCAACCATATGATCCCGAACAGTTCTGTCTGGAACGTCAGTTGTGATCATTTCACGCCTGTACGACTTCCCACAACCCGAACAAATCTTCTCGCTAGATCCAGCCAGTATCGCTGGCTCGATCAAATCTGTAGGAAACACAGCAAAATGGGCTTCTTTGTAAGGCTTTGTGTTAACAGTCCAGACGCTACGCTTGTTCTTTGTTTCATATGACTTTTCCAAACCAGTATGAGGATTTAATCCAGTACCTTCGTTGTGATATTTACCATTTGTTCGGTCTCGAGTTCCCCAATCCTGTGCTTCTTCTTTGATAGCCACATTATCGTAGTAATAATAAGGGCTTTTACTCAGAAGAAATATGTATTCATGGGCTTTTGTGCATCTATCCTGTACGCTTTCGGGCATTGGGTTAGGCTTATGCCAGATTATAT